AGGGTGCTAATGTTCTTAACAGAGCATTTAACTCTTCATTTACTGGTGGTGACGGTGTTGAATTATGTTCAACTGCACACTTAACAGTAGCAGGTGGCAACTATGCCAACGAACTATCAACATCAGCAGACTTGAACGAAACATCTTTAGAACAAGCATTAATTGACATTGCTGGTTTTATTGACAATCGTGGACTTAAAATCGCTGTTAAAGCGACTAAGATGATCATTCCAGTTAATCTTCAGTTTGTAGCTGAAAGATTAATGAAGAGTCAGTTAAGAACTGCAACTTCAGATAATGACATTAATGCAATCGCCAACATGGGTATGATCCCTGGCGGATACGTTATCAATCATTATTTGACAGATACAGACGCATTCTTCTTAAAAACTGATGCTCCAAATGGTTTGAAGCATTTTACTCGTGCACCAATCAAAACTTCTATGGAAGGCGATTTTGATACAGGTAACGTAAGATACAAAGCTAGAGAGAGATATTCATTTGGATTCTCTGATCCTAGAGGTATCTTTGGATCACCAGGCGCATAATAAATAAAAATGGAATGGGGGTATATCCCCCATTCTTTCTTGCAAAATATTTCAAAAAAAGTATATATTAAATATAGTTACATAGACTGCTAACGCAGACGATATAGAGACTATGTAATAAGGTCTATATAACCAAGGAGGTTTAAAAATGGCTAACTCAACATTCAGCGGTCCAGTAAGATCAGAAGGTGGTTTTAACGTAATTAACAAAGCTACTGCTACTGGTACCGTCACAGAAACAGGTTTTTCTGTAAACTCTACTGGTCAACTAGTTTCTATGGGAACTAGAAAAATACAATCATTTGTAGGTACATTAGCTAGCACAAATGCAGCATCAACAGCATATGGTGATGGTGATGTTCTAGTAGAATTAGGTGCACTAAATACAGACGCACCTGATGGCTTAGTAACACCTAGCAAATTTTTTATACATAAAGCATTAATTGGTATAACCACAGCTGCAGGTGAAACCTTGGTTGGTGGACTTTCATTAAGTGCAACTTCTGGCACAGCTACAAATACAGCTGTATCATCTGGAACAGAAATAGTTGGTGCAGGTGTTGCATCTTTTAATCCAAGAATTTCTGCTACAGATTCAGTGACAGAGGTAGACGTTAACTTTAACAACACAGCAGGAAACTATCATGTGTTTGCACCAAATATTACAGCAGCTATTGCAAGTAAAAATTTATACGCTTTTGCAACAACTGCGGTTAATGCTGATATTACCGCTGGAAGATTTACAGTGGAGTTAGAATACTCAGTATACTAATAAATTAGTGGGGCTTCGGCCCCACATGTTCTTGATTAAGGAGGGAACATGGCAGATACAGTAACAGGACCAACAATACTACAACAAAACGATAACAGAGTTGTTATCAAAATAGTTGTACAATCAGACGGATCAGGTAGCACAACAGTTATGGGCGATGTTTCAGCATTAGATGCTAGAAAAGATGGCACAGCTGTAGCGCATTTAGGTTTACTTAGAGTTTGGTATTCTTGTCAAGGTGGCGATGGGGGTAACTCTTTTGCACGTTTAGATGAAGAAGATTCAGATGGAGATATTCCTATAATTGGATTAACAGGCGCTGCATATTGGGATTTTAGGGAGTTTGGTGGAATACCAGCAGACAAATCTAGTAACAGTAATCAAAGCGATGTAAATTTTGTTATACCTAGCACAGCTGATTCAGGCAACATGTACACAGTTATAGCAGAGTTTCAAAAAATATATTAGGAGTAACATATGCCTACATACTCAGGTACTAACGCATTTACTCTTACAATAGAAGAGGTTATAGCAGAATCATATGAACGATGTGGTTTGTTTGTAAGATCTGGTTATGACTTAAAAACATCTAGAAGAAGTTTAAATTTACTTTTTGCTGAATGGGCAAATAGAGGCCTTAATCTTTGGACAATAGAACAAAGGACAAAGACTCTTACTGCTGGCACATCGTCTTATGACTTAGACACAGATTTAGTTGATATATTATCTGCCGTAGTAACTGAAGCTAGTGACACCACAGTTGACAGACAAATAGAAAGAATTAGTAGAGCAGAATATTTAAACATTTCTAAAAAATCTACTTCAGGTTCACCTACACAATTTTATATTGAGAGAACTATAACACCTAAATTATATGTGTATCCAACACCTGACTCTGCTGACACTTTTAAATATTATGCGATGAGTAGAATACAAGATGCAGGATCTTATACAAATAATCCAGAAATACCTTTTAGATTTTTACCATGTTTAGTATCTGGTTTAGCTTACTATATTGCAATGAAAAAAGCACCCGATAGAATAGGGTTATTAAAACAAGTTTATGAAGATGAGTGGATGAGAGCATCATCAGAAGATAGCACAAGATCAGGTATTAAGATTGTGCCTGATATAGGAGTAATATAATGGCAAGAGCTAGTGGTAAATATTCAAAAGCTATATCAGATAGAAGTGGTTTTGCTTTTCCATATTCAGAAATGATTAAAGAGCACGATGGTGTGCTTGTACACAAATCAGAGTTTGAACCAGAACATCCACAAGAAGATAATCCTGCTACACATAGAGCAGATGCAGAAGCTCTAAAAGATGCTAGACCTGACAGGTCAGAGCCTGTACAAGTTATAGTAGGTACAAAAACTTTTTTTGATCAAAACAATACAATGTCACCACAAAAACAAAAAACAATTATAATGAAAGCATCAGTTAGTGGTGTAACCGTGAGTGTATCATGACAACATATTCAGAATTAGTAACACAAATTAGAGATTATACAGAGGTAAGTACAGATGTTTTATCTGATACAATTGTAAATGATTTTATAGAACATACAGAAAACAGAATATTTAGAGACGTAGACATCGATGTATTTAAATCTAATCAAACTGCAAACCTAACAGCAAATAATCCTTTTGTATCATTACCAGGAGGATCAGCACCTGACCCTACATCTTTAGGTACAATAAGAACTATGCATATCTTTCCAGCATCTGGAACACCAACAAGAACGATGTTAGAACAAAGAGATGTATCTTTCATGACAGAATATGCACCAGATAGAACAGCAACTGCTACACCAGTGTACTGGGCTTGGTGGGATCATAACTCATTAATAGTTGCACCTACACCAGATCTTGCATATAATGTAGAACTGGGAATCACAAGATTACCAACAAGATTGTCTAGTACAAATACAAGTTCTTGGATTGGCAGTAATGCACCAAGTGCTTTATTATACGGATGTCTTGCCGAAGCCTTTAAGTTTTTAAAAGGCCCAGCAGAAATGCTGCAATTATACGAACAATCATATCAACGATCAATACAAGAGTTAGCTATAGAGCAACAAGGTAGACATCGTAGAGATGAGTATATGCACGGGGCAATAAGATTGCCTATTAAATCAACAAGTCCATAAGGAGGATAAAAAATGGCAATAACACAAGCTGTGTGCACTAGTTTTAAACAAGAACTTTTAACTGGCACTCATAACTTTACAGCAACATCAGGTGATACCTTTAAGATTGCATTGTATACAAGTTCAGCTTCTTTAGATGCTTCGACTACTGCTTTCAGTACGTCTAACGAAGTATCTGATTCAGGAACTTACAGCTCTGGTGGTGGAACATTAACAAGTGTTACTCCAACTACATCTGGTACAACTGCTATTTGTGATTTTTCAGACATATCTTTTACTTCTGCAACTATAACAGCAAGAGGAGCTTTAATTTATAACAGCAGTGACTCTAACAAAGCTGTAGCAGTTTTAGATTTTGGTGGAGATAAAACATCTACAAGTGGTACGTTCACAATACAGTTTCCAACTGCTGACGCTAGTAACGCTATATTGAGATTAGCATAGGAGAAAATTAAATGGCATTAGTCATTAATGATAGAGTAAAAGAAACAACAACAACTACAGGAACTGGTGCAGTTTCTTTAGCTGGTGCAGTCACTGGCTTTGAAACTTTTGCAGCTGGTATTGGTAATTCAAA